ATTAATTAACTAAATGATATTGTCTTATTAACATTAACTGGTCCACCTGTTAATTCTTCTGTTAGATTATTTGTTGGTACACTACTACCACCAAAAGCTGCAGCTGAAGTTTGAGTACCTGCTCCTGCTAATCTACCTCTAGCAGTATTTAAATTTCCACCTGTTGTCCAAGAAGTTCCATCATATAATTCTGTGGCTGCTGTAGTTGGATCACCACCAACAGCTAAAGCTGATGTTTGTGTTCCTGCTCCTGCTAAAAGATATCTTCCTGTAGCTAAATTTCCACCTGCTGTCCATGAGGTTCCATCGTATTCTTCTGTGGTATTATATGCTGGTGGTACTGTACCTCCAAAAGCTAAAGCTGAAGTTTGTAAACCTGCTCCTGCTAAATATACTCTTCCAGTAGTTAAACTTCCACCTGCTGTCCAAGATGTGCCATTATATTCTTCTGTGGCTGTTGAATTTGGAGATCCTGCAAAAGCCAAAGCTGTAGTTTGGGTTCCACAACCTCCTAATCCATATCTTGCCGTTCCTAAATTTCCACCTGGTGACCAACTTGTTCCATTGTATTCCTCTGTTTCATTTCCTGTTGCTACACCTGATGTTCCTCCAAAAGCTGCAGCTGCTGTTTGAGTACCAGCTGTTCCTAATGCTTCTCTTGCAGTAGTTAAATTTCCACCTGCTGTCCAAGATGTGCCATCGTATTCTTCTGTGGCTGCTGAATCAGCAACAGGACTTTCTCCACCAAAAGCTAATGCTGAAGTTTGAGTACCTGCTCCTCCTAATTGCTCTCTACCTGTTGCTAAATTCCCACCCGTCGCCCAAGCACCTTGTACTAGTGTCGTATATTCAAATGCTTTTGAAGTTGTGTTGTAAAATACTTGTCCGGGATCTCCTGGTGATGGATCTGATGCTACTGTTTGAACAGCGTAACCATTTATACCTTTATAAGTAGCCATGGTTATTTATTCTCCAATAACCAACCTTGTGTTGCATCAACATAAACTAAAGTTAAACCAGCTCTCTCAACTGATACTGTTAAATCTTCTGCTACGCCTTGAATCTTGTGTCCGTTACGACCGATAGTTAAATTATTAGTATCAAATGTTCCAGCATAATCTATGAAAGTAATAAAATCACCTATTGTTGCTGATGCTGGTAATGTTGCTGTAAAAGCTGATGAAGTTGTATCACAAAAATAACCTCTTTTAGCTACTGCTGTAAATCCCGATGTTTGAACTGCTTGCCATGCTGCTCCACCTGATACAGTTGCAAAAGTTAAAGTTCCAGAACTGTCTGATAATTGTAATACTTGACCTGAAGATCCTGTAGCTACTGGTAATACAAGTGTATAAGCAGCATCTGAAGTTAAAGTTGCTGGAGATTTTAATCCAACATAACCTGATCCAGTGTTATCTCCTAATCTTAATGCACCTTCTGCATCAATAAGAACGTTTGTTCCATCCCAAGTAAAATTAGCTGAACCACCAAATGCAGTTCCACCACTATTAAATTGAACTTGTGTAGTTGATCCACCTGGAGGTGAAGACAAAGAAATTTCACTAATATTTGTTCCATCTGCAAATAAATATTTATAACCTTTGTCTGTAGCAGAAAAAGTTGCGCCTGTTCCACCTGCTTGTTTAAATTCAACTGTGAAAGCACCTGTTGTTTCATTATCAACAATCCAAGTTTTTTCAATTCCTGTGGGAACTGTTACAATTTGATTTCCTGTGATTGTTCCTGTTAATTTTATAACTGCATTTCTTGCATTGGAAATTGCGCCATCAGACATTACAAGAGCAGTTGTTTGAGCTCCTCCTGCAATAGAAATTGCTTCGTATCCACCAATTGCTTGTTGTATTAAATATAAGTTTGTATTTGTAATTTGACCCCATGTACCAGCGTTTTCGCCAGTTGCCATTATTGATAGTTTAAGATCAGCAGAATATGTTGTAGCCATTATTAATTCCTTATTTTGTTCTTATTAAAATATTTATCAGTTTTTGTCAATTAATACAACCTCTATATTATGCAGCTACTTCTGTCCAATTTACAGATTGACCAGTATCCACACCTGTATAATTTATTGATTGACCTGGATCAACTGGAGCCCAAGAAGATACGTATAATTGACCTGTTGCTCCTGTCAAGCCAAATCCAGTCACATTTATACTAACATCTATTTTATTAGATATTGAGTTTAATGATATATTTAATAATTGTCCTGTTACATTTATAGGAGTATCTAAATCTATAGATACAGAGTTTAATGCAGTTGTTAATTGTTCTCCAGTTACAATAGCCGCAACAGCTATATCTATAGATACATCTCCATTAAATCCTAAAGTTAATTGTTGGCCAGTTACACTTGCATCAGGAGCTGGATCTACATCTCCAAGTGCTAAACTTAATGGATTTTCAAATACAGGAATTGAAACATTTCCATCTGCAGTAATACCAACACTACTTAATTGAGAGGATAATGTTTCACCTGTTAAAGTAAGATTAGCTGTTCCTGTGATAGTTACTGAATTTAAAGATGTACTTAATAATTGCCCGGTAACATTTGCAACAGTTATTATGTCAACAGTTGCATCTCCTTGAAGAGTTGAAAGACCAATATTTTCTCCCCATCCAAGTTGACCCCAACCATTTGATCCCCATGTTGTAGCTGTTCCAGGTGCTGTTACAAGAACTGTAGCACTTATTATATTGGTACCCCAGTCAGATTCACCCCAACCATAGGCTCCCCAACCATTGGTAACAGGTTCTTGAAGTCCCCAATCACCATCACCCCAACTTAATTGTCCCCATTTATAATTATCTGCCATGACTTATTTAATTTTAATTTTGTCAGCCATGACAATTATCCTACTAAGAGATTCTTATAATAGCGGCTGAGCTTGTGAATGCTGGGAATTGAATTGTAAATGTTCCTGCTGTAGCTGTTTTATCAGTTGTAAAACTTAACACTGCAACCGCAGCATTACTAAATGATGTATTATATATCAAACAACCTCTAGCAGTTAGAGTAACGTTCTGAAAAGATAAATCAGCGAAATCTGTGAAAGCAACTGTTGATACAAGAGATGTTCCAGAATTTACTAATGCTTTTCCACCTGTTGTATAATTTGTTCCAGAAGAACTTACTTCACCACCTGTTGTATAAGAAGTTGTTGCTGCACCTAATGTTGCAGTTGATACATAAAGAGCTAACTTAAATTTATCGCCACCACCGCCTGAAGTTGAAAAATCTTGATCACCATCTAATAGTTGTTTTTTAAAACTATTTGGTAACGCTTGTGTAATAGCCATACTTTTTTCCTTATTGTGGTTTTCGAGCTATACGAGGTTCTCCATCTAGAAACTCATCAGTTCGTCTTCTTCCCATTTGTTCTAATGAGAATCCTTCAATAGCTTGCTTATATCTATTTTCATAATATTGCAACATATCTTGTGGACCCTTCAAAAATCCATACGCCTCAACTAGGCAAGCATATAATAAGCCATTGGGAAACTGTTGACTTAAATATGTATTTGCAGTTGTAGCCGATAATCCAGTTGGTTTCAAGATATAATTTGCTTGAATTGTATAAGCTTGATTTGGGGTAGGGGCAACTATTACTGTATTTTCATCCCAGTTAGCATAGTATTTAGGTACTCCTGTAGTATTATTTTGATTATATTCATTAATAAAAGATACATCTCTAACATCTAAAAACCCTATTGTTCCATCTGTATTAAATACCTGTAGAGATCTTATAATTAAACAATTATCAGGAACGTTAAAATATTTTTGAGTTACAATAACAGAAGAGGTTGCATATTTTCTATTATTATCAGAATCTACATCTCTTAATATTCTAAATTCAGCGTTTTCAATAAATCCATTAATAATAGTTGAAGTAAAAACATTGGAATCAACTTCTGTATAATCTCTAATTTTTGTAACTAATTCTGAATATGTCATATTAAGCCTGTAGTGTAACTGGACCTGCAGAACATTGTGCCCCGCCGCCAGCTATATTGCCTGTTGTTGCCGTACTTGTACTTAAAAAATAAAAATAATTTAAAGTATCACTTACAATACCAGATGAATCAATTTTTCCAACTGTGATTGTAAATCCATTTGCATTTGAAATATCTGTAACATTATCAAATGAAGGAACGTCATCAAAAGAATCTTCTCTAGTTGGTGTGCCCACAATATTAACTTGCGGCGGGCCTCTGAATCTTACAATGTTGCCAGTTGATCTTCCATGATCTTCTGAATAAACATTTATATAAGTAGAACCTGCATACTTAGTTGTTGAAAAAGGATTTAAAGTTAAAACTACAATTACTGGTGGTTCAATTCTATCAGGATGCGCATATCTTAAACCTTGTGGATCAGCTGTTGTTGGTCTTGGCTCTAATTGAGGTTGTTTAGCTTCATATTCAGAAGTATGTACCCATGAACCATTCCATTCTTGAACCATTTCTTGATATGGAAATCTACAACCAGAACGGTCAGAGATCATATAAGAATATTTTCCTCTTGATAGATTAGACATTTGGATAATAAGTTTTTGGAGTTATAAATGAACTTGAAGAAGATCCATCAGTTTCTAATGCTCTCTTTAATTCATCTTCGTATAATAATTTTAATCCTTCTACTCTTTGTGGAGCAAGTTTAAGTGCTACATAATAAGCAAGTCCCGCGCACATGCATGGAACAAATCTATATGGAACATCTGTTGCATTTGTGTAAGCTCCAACATCTTGAATTCTTTTAGCATAGTAATATTGAATAACGTTATTCACCTGATCTGTTCCTGGTGTTAAATATAAAGTGATTGTAATTTTATCTATAAATCTTTGTACGTAATATTGTGTAGGTTGTCCTGTTGCAAATTTAGAAGATAAACCACTGTAAGCTGATCTATTAATTTTTGTAAGTGGAAAATCAACAACTGGAGTTTGTTCTGTATTTCTATAAACCATTTCTAAAATATCATCTGGTCCATAAGTAATAGAATTATAATCATATACAGTTGCATTATCTGCATGGATTGCAGCTGTTGTACCATTAGAACCTCTTACACATCCTGTTATAGTCATAGATGCTGTATCTGTTCCAGTATAAGTAATTTGTTCTGAATCTATTAATAGAGTTCCACTTGTTGGAAACTGCCAAACTGAATCTACTGTAATAGTTGTTGCTATTGCAGTAATTGCACCATTTAAATAACTAAGTGTTCCATCTGAAGTTCCATCAGAGGTTGATCTATAAATAGTATAAGTGCTTTGGCCATTAATCATGGAAATAGTATTACTTGCTACTTCCCAATAATGAAGACCTCTGTTTGCCCATTCCTGGAACATTATATTTAGAGATCTTCTTGTAGATTCTAAATCTTGTCCAGTTCTTGGAGCGGACATACCAATTCTTTCGTAAGCCTCTTCTATAATTTTATCTATATAAAAGGTCTTTTCAAAAGTAGTTGTTCCAGAAGTAGTATTAGCCATTTAGCTTCTCCTACGCTGTTAATCCAGGCCCAGAATATTTATCTGTTAGTAATGTAACCGCAGATACATTTGTCAATGTAGTTGTAAAAATTCCTTTTGGAAATAAAATTCCATCTTCAGGAAAACTAAAATTAATAACATCACCTTCTGGTACATCTGCTACAAATAAAGTAGATCCTGCAGAAGACGTTGTTTTTAAAGTAACTAATCCTGCTCCTGATCCATCAGATGCAATGATAATACCTCTTAATCTAATTGGTCCTGCTACAATTGCATTTGTAGTAGTAGATGTGAATCTAGTTGCTTGTATATCACCTTTGTAACTTCCCATATTTTTCTCCTTGTATTAAGGAGCCCTTACGAGCTCCTTAAAAATTAATTATTTACG